TCATAGCAGACGGCATATATTCAGATGCTGAAGACTTTACAAATCAAACAGAGAGCGATGAGATAACTCTAATTAATAATCTACCTGACGGGTCACAAGAAGAAAAAACAATGCTAAAGAGTGACTTGGCAAGAGACCTAGGTATTGGTGTTGATGATCTAGGTGGATACCAATATGCAGAAGGCGTAACAGTGGGTGAATCATAATGTCATATTTTAAAGCATTTCCACAGATAACATTTCAAGGCAAATCAGTTGCTGACATTACAAGAAAGGTAAAATTATCAAGTATTGTTAAGTCAGAAGCATTAGACTACATGGATTATACAATACAAGAAGGCGAAAGACCTGAAGATGTAGCAAACTTTTATTACGATTACCCATCTCTTGCTTGGTTAGTTCTACTTGCCAATGATATTATTGACCCATACACGCAATGGCCGAAGTCTCAAGAGAACCTTGAGAAATATATTATCGCACAATACGAGAGTCAGTCTGGTACAACAGGTCGACAGGTGATTGATTGGGCAAAGAATGCCACAATCGCAAGTAATATTGTGATGTATCAAAGTCAATTTGAAGAAGATATACGAGTAAATCGTGCTACATTTATTCAACTTGGTAAGAGTACAATTATCACTGCTGATAAAATGATCTTTGGTGAGCAATATATATTTAAAAGTGCAGGCGAGGTATCAACGAGTCAATGGCAAGTAATCAGTGGTGATACTAATTTTGTGACAGAAGATGGTAGTGTCTTCACTGCACAAGTCAATGGAACAGCAATAAATGCTAGTGATACAGCAAAAGTATCAGGCTCATCATCCACTAACCCCGCCCGAGAATTTATTCCACTTCGTGCATATGATTATGAGTTTGAATTAAATGAAGAGAGAAGACAAATTTCTCTATTAAATAAAGGTTACCTAGGTCAAATAAAAGATCAACTTGAGACTATATTAAAAGATGTCTAAACCACAAACACAAGCAGGGTTCTATACACTTAAATCATTTAAGGTAAAGCCTCTATTAGAAGAGAACTTAAATCGTGATAGCGAGAATAATTCTATGCCTGAGTATGTAGAACTTGCTAAGACAATTTCTAATTGGGGCATCAGTGAATCAATGGACTCTCCTTTTCTCACTGGCTACGCTAATATTCTGGAATCAGCTAATCTACTTGAAGACGTTCCGCTTATTGGAGAAGAATTAATTGAATTAACATACGAAGACTTCTATGGCGAAAGCGCCACGCACTATTTTTTCCTATATTCTATTGAAGACATCGGACCGGCAAGCCCAATCAACGATAGAATGATGAAGTATACAGTAAGATTCTGTTCAGTAGCAAAGTTACAAGGCGATCAAAGGTCAATAAGAAAGTCATATAATAGCACTAAAATCTCTGATATAGTAGACGACATCTATAACACATTCATGTTATCCGATAATCCACTATATGATAAGCCTATAGAGATAGAAGAAACGGATGGCGAACAAACTTTAGTCATACCTAATCTAAAAGCAGATGCCGCAATGCAGTTTTTAAGCAGAAGAGCATACTCTGTTAATAATAAAAGTTCTTTATATAGATTCTTTGAGACAAGAGAGAAGTATTATTTCTGTACGCCTGAGTACCTAGTGGAAAAATATGGCGATTTTGGGTCGAAAAGTGAAGAAGAAATAAACCGGGTTTCTTTTATCTACAACACTGTAGAAGACAACACAGGAACAGGTCAGCAGATTGCCCAACAGTCTGTAAATGATGTGGGCTACGGCACTAAGGTCGATACGTTTCGTGATATGAAGAATGGTATGTATCGGCGCATCGTGACCGAACTCGACCCTACAACAAGGACTCGTATCGAACGCCAGTATGATTACACTACTGAGGTTCAAGACAAAGACTTTCCACAGAAGGTTAAGATAACACACAGCGATACCTTTCTTGACAAATACATGGCTATGCATACAGCACCTGAGGAGTATCTACTGACAGACTTTCCTCAGATAGGACAGAACGAAGGTCGAGACAATATGAAAAGACCTTATGCACACTTCTATGAGAACTATACAGCGAAGCCTGTTGTGAACTATCATTTTGAGAGGAATGCCCTTACGATGGGTATTAACGGGCGTACTAGTCTGTACCCTGGCAGGGTGATTAATCTTGAACTGTATAAGTTTAGTAATACTGTAGAAGGCACGAGAGAGATTGATCATGAAAGAACAGGTAAATATATTGTATTGTCAGTGGGTCATATGTTTAATGAAGATGTCTATAAGCAAAGCCTTATTCTAACGAAGGGTGGGTTAACCTAATGGATTTGATTTGGAACGACTTTCTTGGAATATGTTTAATACTATCAATAAGTTATAGTGTCTATTGTATACTAGAGGATAAGCAATGAGTGGTGGATTTAATAATATGTTGCACTTTGTTGGTGTTGTGGAAGATAACCATGACCGAACGAATGCTGGGCGAGTTCGTGTTCGTGCCTTTGGTGTACACCCACCTCGTGTGAGTAAAGATATAGAGGATAGTGTTCCTACAGAAGGTTTGCCTTGGGCTACTGTACTAGATGGTTCTTATGGTGTATCGCCTGTGATACCAAGTGTTGGTGACTGGGTCTTTGGTTTCTTTGTAGATGGAGCAGAAGCCCAACAGCCCATGATTATTGGAAGACTGCCAGGTATGCATCTAAATGTCCCGGGTGGTATTGGTGAGCCTGGAGAAGATGGGTATCTACCACCAGAGTCTATACACAACTATGGCAAGCCAGAATTACATCGTTATCAAGGCGGTGAAGACTTAGATAAAGGGCAGACACTACTACAGAGAGCGTCTCAAGAGTCTGATATAGAACAAGCACTTAGTGAAGAGACTTTTAATGAGCCACCTATTGCTATGCCTGAAACAAATTATAACAATAGAATACTTTCTAGTAAGAGTGGTAATAACTTTATTGTGATGGGTGACGGCGCAGAGAGTGAGTCTAGTGATTACATTTTGATGTCCCACAGTTCGGGCTCCGTGTTTCAGATTGATCCGAACGGCACTATATTTGTTAAGTCCTTTGGTGATCAGTATAACACAACTGATGGGGTCTTGTCAACCTATGTTACAGGTTCTTCTCATACAAATGTACAAGAAGATTGGTCACTCAAGGTAGAAACAGGTAGTGGTAAAGTGTATGTGAATGGTGATCTTGACATCGAGTGTGAGAACTTTAATGTCACTGCTCGTTCTAATATGAATCTTCATGCGGGGGTGAAGACGAATATGTCTGCTTCTGGTGTGTCTGTATTAGCCACAAGTGATGACATTAACATGGGTGCAAAGGGTAATATGAAGTTTGCGACTGGAGATGCCGAGACAAAAGGTGGCTTTTATATACAAGCATTGAGTGGAGACTTCCATGTTGACTCATATAAAGCCAATATGTTTACAGAGTGTTACACCAAGATATCATCAAAAGGTACACCTGCAGTATCAGAACAACTACTTCCATATGCAGATGCGGGTCATCATGGTATCGAAATTAACTCGCCAGACATCGTTCACCTTGATTCTGGGGGTGCTTTTTCGATTAATAGTGGTGATTTATTTGCGATTAATGCCACTAAGTCGGCTACAATACTAGCTGGCGAACGAGTAGATTGTGTTGCCGGTAGTACATTTAACGCAGAATGTACCGGCAATGCGTCTGTACAAGGCGGTAAAGTACACCTAGCAATGGGTTCAGATCAGCAAGCAGAGGGTAATTATAACGCCGCTAAGGGTGCTAGAGGGGCTCAAGTTGCCCTCAAAGACGCACGAGAGTCAGTTACAGAGATAGCAAATGTAGTATCACCTGGCGAATTACCTAAGAGTAGAGCCGCTAAGACACCTGTTATACAACGAATGAAAGCATTTATTACGGGCATTATGCCAAGTGGAGACGACTAAACATGAGTATTGAATGTAATAATACCACACCATTAGGCTCTAGAGCAGGCGAAGAACTGCTTGATGCGAATAGTGCGGCACTCATAAACGCCATTATTGACCTTGCGAGCCTTGCAGAAGAGGACAATCCACTCAGTGAATTGGATAGAAATACGGTTCTTGATGTTACAAATGGACTGAATAACATATTAGAGAACACTCCACTTGATGGTCTTAACTCTCTACAAGCCAAGTTAGACGAGAATGGTGGGAAGCTATTACCAACTGATGTAGCAGAATTTGCCCTTAATACTAACACAGATTTAACAAAAATTAAAGAAGCAGTAGATAATTATAACACAAATCTACCCAATTCGTCAAGTCTTACGCCAGCCGGTACGAGTACACAAGCCGGTCAAAGTGGTCAGTTTAGTGATATATCAGGCATTGTTGGACAAGAGGGTGTAGTAAGTGATGGTAGTGGTACATTACCTGTAGAGACAGATGAAGACTTGAGCATTGGTGGTATTGGTGTTAATGGTAAGACAGACGATATAGAAGTGCCTACTACATCAGTACAGATAGATACTGGCTCTGGTGTTAGTACTGGAACAAGTGTGACTGGTGATGGGGGTGTTGGAGCAACTACTGGTGCGCCACTTGGTGGGTCAACGACTTCTACTACGACAACAGGCTTCTTTGACGCTACTGCTACTGGATCATCTACAAGTGGTACTGGTGTTGGTGGTACTGGTGTTGGTGGTACTGGAACTGGAACAGGTCTCGCTGGGGGTTCTACTTCAGGTTCTAGTAATGTAACAACGGCAAGTGGGCTTACTGGTAATGTAAGTGGTGTGACAAGTACAAGTGGAGTACAAATAGATACTGGCTCTGGTTCAAGTAGTGTGATTGGGGGTGCTACTGGTATTAATACTTCATCATTCTCTTCTGGTAATACACCATTTACTTCAGATCAATTAACAGCACTTGCCGTATTAAGTGCAGGCGCATCATCAGATAGTGGTTCTCTTCTTACAAGAACTCAGCTATTAAATGTGCTTGGTGGTAGACAAACACTTATGCCTGTTATATTACAGAATCTATTAAAGGACATGGACTTTAACTTTGCTACTAATCTTGGGCAAAATTTAACCGGTAGAGTGTGTGGTGCTTATAGTGATGTGCTTGCTGATTTAACAAAAGCCTTTGCTAAGATCGATACTGGAAAGAAAGCAATTGATCAGTTAAGTAATTTTATAGAGAAAGATGTTAAGAAATTAGCCGAGAGTTTAAAACAACGTGGTGTACTTGCCACATTAATGTCTATACTAGAGAAGATTATTGAGGGTGCTATTAAAGCCGCTTTGGGTCTTGCAATTGCCGCAGTTGGTTCTGTTGTTGCTGTTGTTAAAGGTATATCAAGTGCCGCCGCACCTATCATGAGAAAGATTAATAAGATGCTTCGATCTATTAATGACTATATGCAAGATGCCTCTGTCAAGAAGATTATTGAAGATATGGAGAGATTAATTGTTAACCTAGCAGAGCAGTTTGAAAGACTTACTCCACAGAACATTGCTAACATAATGTTTCGTCTATGTCAAATGGCGCAAGACTTACAAGCTAAGTTAATGCAACCATCTATTAAACTTCGTAGTATGGCTAATAGTGTAGGAAGAGAAGCAAGAGCAGTTAAGTCACAGAGTGCTTTAAATACACAGCAAGCCGTTAAGTATGGTGCTGTACGAGTCAGTGATAATGAACGAGAAGCAAAGAAAAAGAAAGCGTGGACATACTATAAATCGACACCCCCATCTAATAGAGAAGCAGACTATGTAGATGATGGAGACCCCACTTCAAGTGAGATTAGTACAATACAATCAGTAAGCGAATCTGGTCTTGGTGGTAATATTACATTCTCATCAGCAGTAGTTAATGAAGGCGATGGTAAGGGTTGGAAAGAGATAGATGATAGTGTATATGCTCGTCTACTTCGTATTGTTGCACAGACAGGCGAGTCGTATGAAGTCAAGCAAGGCTTTAAAGTAAGAGCAAAAAGTAGAGATAAACTTGGTGGTGCTAAGATGAATAGCCATCACTCAGGCTTTGCTATTGATATTGTTACGACTGAGAGCAATCGTGAGAATACTATAGTCGCCGCTAGTAGAGCAGGCTTTACTGGTATTGGTGTATATAATGGACATCTACATCTTGATCTTGCGGCTCGTAGAGGTTGGCAAAAAGGATACAGTGGAACGAAGTTTAATGATATACAAGACTTATTGGATAAACATACCATTGATGGCTTTAAGAAGAAACGCTCTTGATACACTATAAATATATAACAGGATTATAGGGATTACAAATGGCAAGGCTTACACCAAGAACAAGACCGATAGACTTCTTCTCTGACTTTGGATTAAATCTAGAGCAGATACCTGGTCGTTCAGATATTGCTCGTAGAGTAAATGAGAATGCTGTACGAGATAGTATTCGTAATATAGTCATGACTGATCGTGGAGAAAGATTATTTCAACCAGACATAGGGTGTGATATAAGAGGGTCATTATTTGAAAACATAGATCCCAATACTATACTCATACTTAAAGAAAACATTAAATCATCAATTAAAATATATGAGCCTCGTTGTGAAGTCATTGATGTCAAAGTAAGTGGTAATATAGACTCAAATGAAATCGCTGTAAAGATTATATTTCGAGTAATAAATAGTAACAGAGACTCATCATTATTAATCAATCTTAGTAGGGTAAGATAAATGACAGACATATCGCCAGTACAGACGCCGGATTTCTTTGCGACTAAAGAAGAACTCAAGACGTTTCTGAGAAATCAATCACAGTTTAAAGACTTCGATTACGAAGGCTCTAACCTTAATGTGCTACTTGATGTACTATCATATAATACATTCTATAATACATACTATTACAATATGGCGATATCTGAGATGTTTCTTGATAGTGCCACACAGCGTAATAGTGTATTGTCTCATGCCAAAGAACTTAACTATCTACCTACAAGCAGAAGAAGTGCAAGTGCAAAAGCCGCAATCACAGTAACATATCCCAATAACTCAAGCAACTACTTTGGCATACCAGAGGATACAGCATTTATTGGTCGATGTGGTAATAAGACATATAATCTATTAACTGATAAAGCGTATACTGCTGTTCGAAGTTCTACAAATCCAAATCAGTATATCGTAAGTGATGTAGAGATATTCGAAGGGCGTATGATTACAGAGACTCTATCTACTACAGATACTACTCTTGCAAATAAGAATATCGATACAAGAAGCCTACGAGTAACTGTAAATGGTGAAGATTACATCTATCGTTCTGACATATATGGCGCAGATAAGTCTGATAAAGTATTCTATCTACAGCCCGAGAATGATGGAAAGTATTCTGTACAATTTGGTGAAAATCGTTTTGGCAGTCAGCCCACTGTAACTGATTCTATTAAGGCGACCTATAGAGTAGCGTCTGGCGCTTCGGCTAATGGTGTTCAGTCATTAACTCTGGGCGCTTTTGGCGGCGCAAGTTCAATAGACATCGTAGTGACTTCACCATCTTCGGGTGGTAGAGAAAGCGAAGATATTGAATCAATTCGTACTTTTGCACCAAAGGCGGCACAGATACAAGAGAGAGCAATTACAAGAAGAGACTATGAGACTCTATTGCGTTCTCGCTTTCCTAACATTCAGGCGATTAGTGTGTATGGTGGTGATGAAGTTGATCCACCACAGTTTGGTAAAGTGATTATCTCTGTTGACGTAGTTGGTGGTGAGGGTGTTGCTGACTATGAGATTGCGAACTTCAAGCGATACTTAAAAGATAAGACTCCATTAACGATTGAGCCTATCTTTGTTGCGGCTAAGTTTCTATTTGTTAGTAGTGCGATTAATGTGGTATATGATCCATCACAAACAACAAAGTCTGCACAACAGATTCGATCTGAAGTGAATGATGGCATTCTACAGTATCAAGACGCTAATCTAAATGACTTTAATATCACACTACGACAATCACGACTATCTGCGTTCGTTGATAGTATTGATTCTTCTATTGTGTCTACTGATATTCTAAGTAAACCTATTATTGAATATGTACCAGATTTAGGCGCATCTAGATCACCTGCATTCTCTTTTGATACAGAACTAACTCAGCCGTATCCATTTGATGAGGCAACAGGCTTTGGTACATTCAAGCCAGCAATATCGTCAACAGCGTTTACTACAGAGAACACTCTTGTACAAGCAAAAGATGATGGTAAAGGTAATATCATGCTAACAACAGCAGGCACAGATGTAGAACTTGTGTTCAAGCCAATTGTTGGTGTGATTGATTATAAGACTGGTGCTATTAAACTGAGTGATCTAACTGTTACTTCATTTGAGAACAGTGCAATCAAGTTTACTGCAAACACAGTGAATAAAGATATTCGCCCACCCAAAGATCGTATTATTGTGATTCGTGGTGAAGATGTAACTGTTAATGTAACTCCACTGGAATCATAAAGTATGGCTGTTGAAGTAAGAGACAATATCTATTCTGACATAGCGAGTCAGTTTCCGGCTGTCTATCAAGAGAATGGCGAAGTTCTATTAGCTTTTATAGAGGCTTACTATAAGCATCTTGACGAGACAATTGACCGTGACATTCCAAGATTGCGAGATATTGATACAACTCTTACTGCGTTTTTAATTTACTATAAAAACAAATATATGGCTGGTCTTCCATTAGAAGTAAACCCGCCTATTGACATTCGCTTTATTGTAAAACACATAAAAAATCTATACACAAGAAAGGGCTCTCAAGAGTCTCTTGAACTTATGTTTAAGTTATTCTTTGATGAAGATATTAGTGTTGTGTATCCAGGTAATCGAATACTAAAAACTTCTGACTCTGTTTGGGGTAATGAAGAATTTCTAGAAATGACTTCTGTATATGATGTAGCTGATTATCCACTAACAAGAGGTAATACAATCACTGGTGATTTATCCAAAGCATCAGCATTTGTCGATGATATTGTATTTGTAAGTTTTAAAGGCGCATTGACCCCAATCGTTTATCTGTCTAACTTAAAGGGTACCTTCTCTCGTGATGATGCCCTCGAGGTTACTAGTTATAGTGGTGATACTGACACAACTATTAATGTTGGTAAACTCATAGCAGGTAGTTTAAGTAGTGTATCAGTTAATAAACAGAGCAGACTACCCACACAGCAAGTTGGCGATACTGTAGATATTGTATCAACCAATGCAGGTGTTGGTGCTAAGGGTGTAGTGACAAAAGTTTCTACTGATGCTATTGGTTCTGTGGAGTATGAAGTTATTGATGGTGGATTTGGCTATATCTTACCAGATTCGATAACTGTAGAGAATCAAGAATTTGGCGTGAGTAATCAGGTTATCACTCTTCCAGAAGATGGATACATTAGTGTTAAGCCTGGTGATACAATTGTATTCCCTGGCTCTACAGTTTCATATGAAGATCATGATGTATATGAGAATGGCAAACCCAAAGAGCAATTCAGTGTCAATGGTTCTGCTGTAGTTATTAAATATGTACACCCGTTTCTCTATATTCGAAGCAAGCAAGATAAACATGGTGTTTTTGATATTATGGGCGAAGTGTCTAGCAGTTCACCACTTAGAAGTCTAGCATTAGATGCTTTTGTTCATGCTAGAGCAGATACTCAAAATAATTTTACTGCCAGTGCAACTATTTTACCAGTAGGTTTAAAATTTTCTCAAATCGTTAGGCTCTCACCAGATTTTGCTCAGGGTATCCTAGGTAACTTTACTGGTATTAATCATGATGGTGACTTATCTACCATTGGTCAGGATATCGATGTAGAAGATATGTCAATCATAGCACATTACTTACTTGCAATTAATAATGGAATAGATGATGGGTTAGAAGACGAAGATGGTGCTTGGTTAAGAACAGGCGCAACCAGTACAGCACCCTACACACCATTTGTCTATAAAAATGATGCGGCAAGAGTTTACCCATCTTCACCAGAAGTGAGAGACGTTGCTGATAGAACACCAACAATACAGCCAGTTCCAACTATTAATTATCAGACTATGGTTATCGCCCCTAGTTCATTAGCTACTGATGTTGGTGTAGAAAAGTCTGACTTTACTGTGTCTTTGGGTGATCTAAAACATGGTCAAGTGTATACCATTATTCACTCTGGTACGAACTTCCCTGCTGAAGACTGGGTTAAGATTGGTGCAAGATATGGCATACCGGGTGAAGACTTTATTTTCAGTAGTGCTAGATTGAGTGAACTAACTACAAATGTTATTCAATTTGATAACCAACAAGAGTTACTATTATCATCTTTAAATAATTTTGATGCACTGTTCTCTTCTATAAAACAAATCTATGGAAGACTTTATAACTACTTGGGTTACAATGATGTGTTTCCTAAGATAACTATTGGGTCTTCTTACGGGACTCCAGAAGGCGATGATTATACTCATCGTGATGTGACTCATGTTTCTGTACACGATTTAGTTGCAGGGGAAACATATATCGTTTCTGATTTTGGTAATCTAACTCATACCGAGTGGACTGCTATGGGTCTAGACTTAGATAATCTAACAGAACACACAGTTCTTGCGCCCAATCTTTTGCCCGCAAGAACTTATATGATTCAAGATTTGGTTAATACTCCATTTGATGATTGGAGAGATGTCGGTGTTCCGGCGGAAGCTGTTATAGAAAAGGGTCTTGTGTTTCAAACAAGACCAGACTTGACAGCGGGTGTTGCCTCTGGTATTGGAGAAGTAATAGATATTACTGGACTTAATCATTCTGTTGAGACATTCTTTACTGCGGCAGACCCAGTACCTACTTT